AAAGTTCTGAAACCTAGTGTGTGCATAATGCCTATACTTCTCATAGCTGCACAGGTTCCTCCAACAATCATTGTGGCTCCTGCTTCTATACCTAATTCTTCTTTTACAATAATAGACTTCTGTTGTTCCTCTGCCTTTGTATCTCTTAATGCTTCTGAAAAAGCATGCCATCCAATAATGTTATCCGTTTTAGATTTAATAAGATTGGTTACTGAAGGATCAGTCATAGATGCAGTAAGGAATAAGGTATCTTTATCTACAGTTTTAAATAAGTCTTTTCTTACAATTCCATGAGTACTTGTACCCTCAACTGGGCGGGGATCAAGAATGATACAAGCCCAAGGCTTTATCCCCTCTGCCAATAACTTAGGATAGGAATGTTTCACGCAGACAATCCTACACCTTTCTTCTCCTTCATGTCTTATAAGACCTTTTAATTCCTCCCAATCAACAGTTCCTCCAGAAACAAAAATGGCAACTTCATTGTTTGGTTTAGATCTTTTAATCCATTTTTTAATTATCTTTGTATTAGCTTTCACATTATTTTCTATGTATTCTTTGGGAACACAATCCTTTGGTTGTACCACAATTGGAACAGATTGAATATCTACTGGGACATCTGACACACTTTTATTTGTTAAGACCACAGCCAGATGTGTTCTTCCACCATCTCTTATTTGATCTTTAGATGGAAGAATTACAGAACGATTTTGTTTTTTAATAATTTTATTTACACCATAAAACTTTTTTGGTGGTCCCTTTCCTGCAGGATCTTCCATAATGTAGTCATCTAAAACAACCACAGGAGATTTTTTAAGCATCTTAAAATCATGATTGACTGTATCTTTTGAATGACCACCATCTATGAAAGAAAAATCTGCTCTGGATTTTGACAGGGTTTTCTTTGTGTCTCCTTTATGTAATGTAAATTTAAATATTTTACCTTTCTCTTTGATCTTATCTGCAAATTCTTGAAGCCTATTATTAACTGCCTCTAAAGAATTATGAGCTTTTGTATTTAATTCTCTTGTGTCTGTTTCTTTTGTGGCTTCTTCAAATAAATCATAGCCTGTATATGTTACCTTGTCTGTATTCTGAAAGGCTGCTATAGCCATTTGTATAGCTCTTCCACCGTTCCATGTTCCTGTTTCAATAATGGATTTAGGTTTGTAATGAAGAATTAACTGCATCAATTGTTTATATCTTTCTGGCCCGTTCACATCTGGAGACACTCCCCCTCCTGGTTTCTTTCTTGATCCTTTGTTATGGATCATATATTCTCCTAAAGGAAAGCTTTCAAAAGCTTGGACACCAGAATGAAGACTCTTGATCTCGTCTATGTGTCCTGTCCAGTCATGGGCTTTTAATCCATGAGCTATATAAATTTTTAATAATCTTTCAAAGACAAACCCATCATGCCATTCTCTGTAATTTAAAACTTCTCCAGAAATATATGCTCCTCGTAAGTCCCCTAACAAATCTACAGGAGCTTGATGGTCAAGATTAAAACCTAAAAAAGATGTCTCGCTATACTCATAATGCTTTCTACCTAGATAAACCAGAGAAGCTTTTTCTGGTAGACATTTATTAAGTGTATCATAAGTTACAACCTTTGTGGTAATGGTATCTGCATCTAGCCAGATAAGCCATCCTGGTTTCTTACTCTGTTCACACAATTCAAAAGCAAATTCTGTTAGTGCAAAGACTTTATGACAGAACTTTATACAATCAAGCTTATAAGTATAGGGAGATTTTCCTCCTAAAGTACCGTCATATTTAGCATATTCCTTTTTAAATTCCTTCATATCTTTGACTTCATTTAAATTCCTGTAAGAAATTTGTGGGTTACTTATTGGATCAGTTAATTCAAAGTCATGATAGAATGCTGTGAGGTGAATATTTGGTCCCCAAAATTGGGCAGCACTTTGTACCATCTTTCTTCCATAGGTTTCCCATCCTGTCTTAGAAAAAGAAGTTACTATGTTAATTCTTTTTTCCATTTAATATTTTTTTCCTTTCCTAAAGATTCTTCAACAGTTATAGCTGTATAAATATAATTCCATTCTAAGGCATACTTACCATCGTCTACTGTTTTGACAGTCCAGCTATCAAACCAAGGACCACCAGTTGTAAAGTGTACATTCTTTGGTTCAATATTAGGGGATGAGTGATTGTCTAACCAGTTCCATTCTTCTGGTAGAGATCCTATTTCGTTATCTGGAATCCATTTAAAATTGTGAAGATACCAGCCTGTGCGTAGATTAACATCATCTATTGTGAAATATTTATGAGCTTCATGCTCACAATTCCACAACACAAAACTAGACCAGTTCTTTCTGGAGTATTGGGACTGAATCATGTTGTCCATTTTAAATTTATCTGTTGGGGAATGATTATGTTGGACACACCAGATTGCTTTATCATTAGCTAGACCATAATCAAATACTTCCATGATATCTGATCTTACCAACATATCACAATCCATAAATAAAGCCTGTCCTTGATGTCTGTTTAAAAAGGGAACTAAGAAGCGGGTAAAACTAAACGCAGTTGAGAAAGGCTTTTTATCTAGTGTATCAATAGATACTAAGTCTTTGCCTATTCTATGTGTTCTTCTGTAGAATCCTATCCTACGCATTTCTTCTTGGTATATAGGAATAATATTAACTGGGTGAGATGTTCTATCTAAGATAGATTCTACTAATACTTTATATGCTTCTCCATCTCTTCTATCATATCCAACATAAATAGTAGGGAGACTATACATTAATCTTTGTCTCGTAGAGAGTTCCAATTGGCTCTATATTTATTTTATATTTTGCAAATATCTTTTTCCATCCCTTTCTTGAACTAAAAAATTCTATACCATCACACTTAGTTTCTATGGTATAGTGTACTAAAGAAGCTATCATTGCTTCTTCCCACTTAACCATGTCATTATTCTTTGCCGCCATATAGCCCCATTGGCACTGACGTTTCGTTGGATATTCAATAATTTGTGTGCAATATGTAGCAACGATATCATTAACAGAATCCTCCCATCCTATCCATACCTGTAAATATCCTCCTTTAATTTTCTCTTTCAAAGAGTCTAGTGTTTCCCTGCCCATTCCCTCTCTATCAATAATTTGTTGAAAGAGAGGAGCCAACTGTGACCAGAAAACATCTATAACTTGGGATTCTACTGGTGTAAATTTAAAATCTTTCATCAGTATATTATCTCATAATTTATATCTTTTGTCAAGAAAAATCTTGGCACTCTCGGCGGGACTCGAACCCACAACCTACAGATTAGAAATCTGTTGCTCTGTCCAATTGAGCTACGAGAGTATCTAAGCTCCACAAACTCCTCCTGATCCTGTAATATCACAAATGTCGTGGGCTTGTATATTATCTTCAAACTCTTCACCCAGCTTATCTACAGCTTCCTTGTAAGGTACAATTGTGAGAGGTTGTCCACCTCTACTGCCATCAGGGAAACAGGTAAAGCCTCTTAATCTGTGGGCATACCTTGCTAAAGTCTGAGAGAATGGGTCTACGAGATCCTCATTATTTTCTTTTGTTCCCCACGGGGGTAGGTTGATTGTGCTTGATATACTCATGTCTACATATTCTTGTATATTAGCTTGGAAAGATAACCTTCTCTCATAATCTGTAGATAAGTTTATAGCTGATTCAATATTATCTGGATCAGCCCCATATAAATCAATCATTTCTTGAGCGGCGCTGTCCACCACATACTGATAATGCCATCTTCTATTCTTCAAATATCTTCTCTTATAAGAGACAGCAAAGATAGGCTCTACTCCTGTAGATGTACCAGCAATGATTCCTATTGTACCTGTAGGAGCTACTGCTCTCTTAGCTACAGGTCTTGAAATTCCTAACTCATCAGCAAAGGAATCTGAAACACTATCAGACTCTGCCTCATAAACTTTCAGCCAACGGTGCATCTCTTCTGTAGTTTCATACCTACTGTTCCTCTGAATAAGCCACTCATGTAGACCCATCAATCCTAATCCAAGTCGCCTATTCTTTTCTCTGATCAAGTAAATTTTGTCATAAGGTAGCTGTGCTCTCAGGGTTCCACAAAGAAGAAACTTTGTAGCCAGCCCGACAACTTCTCTAAGTTGATTAATGTCAGAGATCCTAGCAAAATTAAGACTTCCCAAATTGCAGACATCGGAATCATCTTCTGATGTAACTTCTGTACAAGCATTTCGTAAGGTTTCGTTTTCTTTATCAAAGAAGTTGAAACTGAATCCTGGCTCCGCAGTTGATAAAGCTTGACGTACATTAGTCCGAAAGACATCTCCTACCTCTCCTGTTTTCCAAAAGTTTAGCAACCATTCTGTATCATAATTAACACTTACATTTGTCATGTCCAGTGGTGCAGGAAAATTAAAGTCGTCTTGTTTAATATCAAATAAGGTTTGTCCTGTTGTCCCAACTGGCATATCTTTCCAATTCTTAGAAGAAAGGAATTTAAATATATCTTCATGCTTCCAATTTAGACTTGCATAGATAGCTGATCTCCTACTACCTCCTTGCATTACCCTTCTACCAATTTCATTTATCATTTGAATTTTTGGTATGGGGCCAGAAGCAATACCACCTGTTCCTGAAAGAGTTTTTCCTTCTGCTCTATACACAGAATAATCTGAGCCTATCCCACCTCCAGTCATAAGACAAGACTCAGCCTTCCAAGAAAGGTTAGCCCAGTCTTCTCTGGTATCCTCTTCACATTTTAACAGATAACAATTATTGAAAAACTTCTTTTCTCTCCCTGCATAATATAAGTATCTACCTCCTGGTAGAAATCTTAATTCTGATATATGATTTGTAAGTTCTTCTTTTTCAGAAGGAGTCATCTTATCTCTACAAACATCTTCAACCAAAGTTTCTGCTAACTCGTGCATAGTCTCAGCACCTACATGATAATATTTTGTATTGAATATATCTTCAGAAAATTTAGATCTGAATTGTGGATTCTTATTTGATTTAAACATCTGTGTCCCTCTCTACCTTGTCATTGTAAGCTAATTGCAGAATTAGTTCAGCATAGTGTATAACCTTTTTAATGTCTGTAGCGCCATCCCCTTTCATTCTGTGACGGGTTATATATTTTATCACATTACCTTCAAAATAGTCAAGATCATTTGCATAGATATATTCTACTGGTTGTATCTTACAACTCTTATAATGTTCCCCTCCAACTTGTTTATCTAGTGGTTCCATTGCTGTGCCTTCCTCTAAATTATTGTTGCATTCTTTGAGAGAAAAGTAAATTAATTTTATCTCTCATCTCCTTTTTATTATCTGAGTTTATAACATCAATAGCAAAACTTTTCATTTGAATAGGATCAATGTTTGCTAGGTCACATACATCTTCAAAGTCAGAAGCTGTAACCCCTATACTTGCATAAAACCAAGCTAATGCTCTTTCCCTATCCAAAGATTTTCTTTGTTCCAAATCAGAACTTTCTTCTGTTATTGCATCAAGTAAGGCTTGAAGAAGAACAGAAATAAATAAAAAAGTTTCTGATGTAGAAGATTGTCTATCATCTTTTATAGTTTGATATCTATCAGATAGTTTACTCATTGCAGCCAGTCTTCTGGTATCCCTTCTACTCCTTTACAATAGAGATAGCCGTTCTTCTCACACCACCCACCATAAGTCATCTTTCCTTTTTTCCAAAGCTTTTGTTTAGGATTAGAAAAGACAAACCGAATATCTGCATTAGGATATTGTTCCTTTATAAATAACATTTTCTTTCTATCTGCAAGAGTGAACCTTCCTTTACATTCCAATATCACCCCATTAGATAGAAAGAAGTCTGGTATATAGTGCTTATGTTCTGTCCAAAGATAAGGAAGTCTTTTCTTTTCATAACGTGCTCTCATTCTATTTTCTTTAAGATATTTTGCTGTATCAACCTCTAGCTGAGATTTATATTTACCTTTCATTACGCTCTTCTACATTTGGTTGTCTTACAACTCTGGTAAAGAATCTAGGCCCGTTGGCGTATAAGAATGTTCTTAATCCTCTGCCTTCATTTATATCACTCCAACAATAAAATTTATAAGGACAATAACTACAACCAATACTAAGTTTTCTATTACCAGTTTTGCCTTCTGGAACATCTTCATAACATCTCTCAGGTGGAATATCAGATTCCAAAGCTTTATTAATTTTTTCTATACGTTGAGATACATTATCAAATTCCATTTCATGTAGAGGTGAAAGAGCTATCTTCCCGTTCTGTTTATCAATAGCAAGGAAGGCTGCTTCTTTATCTCCTTCTGCTTGAGCATAACCTGAAAGCTGTGAGATATATCCAAAGGGATCATCCTGTCCTACTGTATGACTTTCAAACTTTTTAAAGGCGTAAGATGAAGCACTCTTTACATCCACCGTTACGCCGTCAATGCGACAATCCTTGTGTCCTCTAACACCATTCAATTCAACTTTCTTTTGTTCCTCTGTAACGCTATGACCAGCAGTCCTAGCTAAGAAAATAAGGAACTCTTCTAAAATATTTCCATATAGAAATTTAATCTGGTTATGTGGTAGAGGTTTTTCAGAGACAGGAAAATCTTTTAAACTATACCAAAGTTGTCTTAGAGGTTTACCTACTTGAGACATCCTTAAAGTATTTTTCTTTTTAGACTTTTTACTTTCTAATAATCTGTCTACAATATGTTTTGTTATAGCTTTAGATAATTGTTTAGCAGGAATGTCTAACTCAGATTTAGTTACAGTTGTCTTGTCTGTAAATAAATTATATATATCACTAACTAATGTATCTATTTTTTTCATAATAAAAATAGGGGTTGAGGCAGCACTGGCGCGTTACTACCCCAACCCCTCTCCTAGTTAGTTAGAGGGAAACGGGATATCTTCTTGATCAGAAGAAGAATACCCTCCAGCTACTGCTTCAAAGCCTGTATCTGAAGCAGCACTGTTTGTGCCGTAGGGAACAAGCTCTGTAACTTGTACCCCTACAAGGTCAGCACCTGTACCTGCTTTGCCTCCAAACTCCCAGTCATAGGTGTCAAAGCGTACATTCACCTTTGACCCGTTACCAATGAGGGTGTTAAACATTGGCTTGAGATCAGAGTCAACCAAGCTTGGGGGACGATTCACTCCCCCACCTTTGCGACGTACCTTACGCTTCACCGTCACAAATTCTCCACGATCATCTCCCTTATCTTTAAGGGAAAGACCTAAACTCTTAACAAGCTTTTTAGCTGTGGTATCCAACATACCTACATCAATAGTCCAAACACCATCCTCATCGAAAGTTGTATTTGGGTGGGCAATGCTGGCCCAAAAAGCTGTTCCTGAAATAACTGCCATTATATAATGCTCCTATAGATTAGGGTTAAAATAAGATCTCATTCAAACAAAACTAAGCAGCAAGGCGATAAAAAGTATATCGCTTTCCTTCTGGTGTTGAAGCTGTCTTAGTTAAGATATTATAACCTTGACTTCTAAGAACTGATATAGCTGCTGTAACATTTTCACACCAGCCTTGTTCAATGGCTGTTCTTCGAGTTACTCTCATTCCTTTCTTTAAAGCTTGTAGTATTCTGTCTGTAGTAGTCATATAATATTTTCTCCTTTGTAGTTAGATAAAAAGTCTAGCATAGACCCTGCTCAATGTCAAGAACTTTTTACAGGGTGTAACAAAGATTCCCCTACATAGTAGGTAGGAGGATAATTATACATATACTTTTTTTCCTTTTTGTTTTTTCTAAAATCCTCTCTACTAATGTAGCCAAGGATCATAGCTTCTTTTAAATTATCTTTATCTATAAAGACTAAAACATATTCATCTGGTGTCTTTTTATTAAACTCATCAATCTTAACTTTCAATTCTTTTTCACCATCACCGTTGTATGTTATAGTCTTAATATCAATCTTGAAATTTTGTGAGTCGTTTTTAGATGTCTCAAAGTCATGGCCTGGATCTCTCACAGCATAAATTGTTCTGTCCATCTTTATGCCTGTGTGTTTTTCATAGGCTAATTCTCCAAGCACACCTACAATATGGGAACCTCCAAAGACTTTACTTACATCGCCCATTTGGTTTGACTCCCTAAATGAAACGTGCTTTGCTCCATGCCTTTGTTTACCC